TTGTGATTGACAGTAATCACTTATATTTAATCCTTCAATGTCTAATGAGGCTAATGCTTCTTTGACTCGATGTTCTCTAATCTGTCTGTTCATTCGCTTCCCCATTGTTCTGCCATAGCATCAGCTATGCCTTGAAATGTTTTAGCACGATTCTTTTGTCTATCTTTACCACCTTTATTAAACCAATTACCAGGTACTTTAGTACTTTGTCTGTTAGATACAATATTTGTTGGCTGTAATTCTGGCAATCCTTTTAACCATAAACAAGTTTTCTTTTGAAATGGATGACCATATTCATAAGGTTGTATTGTTTGTGTATACTTAGGTAGTCCATATATTTTAGATGGAATTGGATTTTCAACAACAATCTTTTCTATGTTTGCATTATATAGCTTCATAAAAAATTCTTTTGCTTCCATACCTAACTTCAATCTATCTTCATTTAATTGTTTATTAGGGTATAAGAATCTAGCTCCAGCATTAGACAAGTATGTACATGGAGGATGAGCAATCATCATATCCCATTCCTCATTGATGAACTCTAATACATCACCTTGATAATGTTGCCCAGGAATGTCAGTGGGTTCTAAGTCACATGACCAAGCATCATGACCACGAGCAGCAAATGCTTCTCTGACGACACCACTAAATTCACAAGCTACTAATATTTTCACTTCTTCTTCCCAAAGATACGTTCAAAGTTCTCTTCAAACTTTTTACGATCCACTGGTCTTGGCAAACTTCCTTTTCCACCATCACTCATTTGATCTCCTTCTTTAGTAAACCTTCAGGTAAGTTAATATAATCTTCATGTAGACAACTCGTATACTCTGCCTTTGGATAGTGCTTCATCACATATTCATTCGCTCTTGTACAATCTACAAAATGTCCCACGTATTGGGGGTGTTTCATTGTAAGGTATACAACTAATACATATTCAAACATTAATATATTTACCGTATCGAAATAGTTTATCTTTAGGCACCAGATAAGCTCGTTTACTTTGCTGATCTCCGGGACCTGTAAATGTTACTATTCTTAATTGGTTTGTAAAAATACATTCTTTAATCTCGCGAGGGGTAATACAAACCAAACTGTGACCATCATAAAAGATCCATTGATGCGCTTTCGTTGTCGACAATGCTGAAGGTTGACCACCCATCTCGATCTCAATCACAATGTTTCCTGTCTGATTACTCATGGGATCATACTTGACTTCTATCCCTTGGTTAATCTCAGGAATCCAAATATCATATTCCTTACAGTATCCACTCATGCGTCTGGCTTCCGGGTACTTATTCTTAATTTTCTGCAAGACAAAGTCTTCTACCTTTGCTCCACGACTCAAGTCTGTTTTAAATTTACTTTTGGTCTTTGGCATTCTCTATCTCGTTATACTTCTTAATGTAGTTAATGTCTTCATTGTCTAACATGTAACCTTTTACATCATCCCACTTGACGGTACTGTCATAAATAATCCGTCTTAAGTTTCCACGAATCCCTGGGTATGCCGATCTCGGTCTCATCTCGACATAGCCTAGATTCATCAACTTCTTTAGGTGTTGTTGTATGTTAGGGTAAGAACACTGTAACTGACTCGCCAATGTCCTTATCCCAACAATACTAAACCCTTGCTTATTACAATACGCTGCTAATGCACACAAGACTCTTAAGTTCCCATTCGTTACCTTCTTATCAATCACTGCCTTATACGGGATGACTACAAAGTGTCTGTGATCTTTATCACGATACTTCTTAATCTGTATTGATTCAGGTATCTTGTATTCCATAACTAATAGTATATCTAAAAGATAGTCAAGTGCAAGTCTTGTTTTAATCTTTAGTTGTGTTAATATATTAATAACGGGGCTATGACCCAGCCCTCTGGAATGTAGATAGCGACAGACCAGGATAAACGTGTTTTACTGCAGAGGTCTCTCCTACCAAATCAGTTGTATTTAGAAGGTATCGGGAATCGTGAAAGCGGACATGAATTGATAACTCATGGTACTAGATAAACGAGAGCTATCCAGCTAACGCTGTTTTCCTGAATACCTTTTTTTATTCGGGTTTGGTTCTATGCTTCTAACTATCTGTGTTCATGTTTCGATACCCACTGGTTACGATACATGTTAACACTTTTTTATATATATAAAAAAGATATGACTGACTCCCCATGCACGTTTCAATGTAAACTAGTTACGATAGACGATCTCGAGCTGTGTGCTTCTTGTGGTCGCACACGCTCGGAAATCGTTAACTGGCGAGACATGGACCCTATAGACAAACAAAATGTCTTTAGGATATCTAATGAGAGATTATTGAGAAAAGTGGGAAAAATTTGAGTCAGTTTGTAAAAACTGGGAAAAATTTGAGTTTGATACCTATCGATATACATGGACCCATGGGGGGCATAAGGTCACCTTTTCGAAACCCGATCAAATTCCAATTAAAATAAACACTTGATACCCTATAAATAAAGGGATGTCTGGATAGGGGTTAAGGTTTGGATGAGAAAAGGGTGTGGGATGATACTTATTTATGATACTTATTCCTAACTAGTTCCTAACCACTCCCATCTAACGTGATAAGTAAACCTTATCATTAACACAGTTTCAATAAGCCATTGTTATCCATAAGTAAAACTTATCAATCTACCCGCTATGATTTTATTTTCAAATAACTGTTGACAATCTAAAAACAGATATCTAATATTGATCACGTAACATCATTTTAATAACTATGAAAGGTATACAAAATGAAAGAATATATAATTTGGGGTAAGTCATCAAAGAACCCTATACATGAAGACATTTTACTTGACGCCTATAAAAACCAAAATATCCATGATTTAAACTTAGCTAAGAAATTAGAAAAGATATTAATAGATCAACACGGATGCTTTGATACACGTATTCAAGAGTTTGACTTAAATCAACCGTTTGACTTTCAAGATACTTTAATCAAAGCAATTAATATCCAAATTATTAAGTGATAACCGATAACGTCTCAAGGGGCGTTATCTGATTATCATTTTGATAGTCATTTTATAAACTTTGAAAGGTAATATCATGAAAGTATCACAAAAAGAAATAAATGCGGTTTTAAATGCATTACAACAATTTGAGGAAATAGGCGTATGTGAAACTAGACAAGATTATATTCGCATTATGTCATTTTTCAGAGACTTAATTGATAAGAGAGTAAACAATTGCAAAGAATATCTTGCATTGGATATAGAATATTAATCATTAAATAAACTATGAAAGGTACATATTATGAATTCAACTCAATCTATTGCGGATAAGCTAACAAAAGAAAAGCAATTAAACCAGATAGCTTATTACATGGCTTATTGTAATTCAGATCTATTTGACAGCTTAGCTAAGAAAAGACGCCTTAGAAACACCATTATGGACGTTATAGGGGGCTTTATTTTGTTTTTAATCTTAGCTATTGGATCTTATCTAGTTCTAACTTATGGACAATGATAAGAGTTATTGTGGGTTTGAGGATGGACAAGATTGGTTGGATGATCTTGCCATCGAGGACTACTTATTACGAAAGGAAACGCATGAAAGCGAAACTAAAAACATACAGTCTGATACTCTTAAGCGGAATATTAGGCGCATCAATTTATGATCTTGCAATTAATTTAAGGATATCTTATAATGAAAGGGAACCGAAAACAATCTGTCAAAAAGGAATTGCATTTGAACAGATAGATATTAGTTCTGAAGTATATTTAAAGACTAAAAAGGAATGCATCAATGAATAAGATTACATTGTATACGTTGTTTGTAATACTATTCTATGCGGCGATGCCATTTGTATTTAATATACTTGCATTCATTATTACATTTATAACCGAAACCGTGAAAGGTAAACACAATGACAAAACAAGAAGAAAAAACTCTACTCAAAACTAAGATCCGACAGCTCATTAACTACGTGTTTGAATTAGAACGACGTGGTGAGATTTCAATGGATGACTGGTTTTCAATGGTCAATGATCTTGACGATTTCTTAGAACTATTAAACGAAAGGGAACACAATGGTCGGTAAACTTACACCGAATGACCAACTCTCAGCGTCTGAAATGCCGGTGCTTATGGGCGCATCACGCTTTATGACGGTCAATGAACTACTCAAACAAAAGATGGACGTGATCCATGGCATCGAGCCACCATTCCAATCTAATGAATCAATGGATTGGGGCAATCGGCTTGAAGCGATGATCCTCAATGAATCAGCGGTGCGGCTTGGACTTGGCAATCCAAAGACAAACCATGATAAACCTTACCAACATCAAACCTTACCTTTTGCCTGTAGCTTAGACGGCTCAGTCAAAGGGAACGGTAAAACAATCATGACAGACATTGACAAAGGCATTATCTGTGCCAATGCCGATCAGATTGTGATGGAGGGTGATGGCATCTTAGAAGCAAAACTCACGGCTCATGACGTGGAATCAGCGAATGAATTACCCCTCTATCGTGGCGTATTACAACTGCAAATGCAGATGGATACGTATGGCGCAACGTGGGGTGCCGTGTGTGTGTTATACAAAGGAACCACGCTAAAAGTCTTTATATATCAAAGAGATGAGGAAGTGATTGCCCGGATGCACGAAGCAATCAAAGACTTCCAACGTCGCTTAGATAAGTATAAAAACAATGATGAAGTAGAATGGTATGACATCCAAGACACAAGAGAAGCGGCATCGATCTTTGATGAAGCTGAGAAGACTGAGATTGATTTATCTGATAAAGCCGATCATGTTAAAAAGATTGTTGAAATCCGAGACATGATTACTGAATTAGAAGAACGTCAAAAGGAACTTGAAGTCGAGATCATGAAAGACATGCGTGATCATGCCTATGCAAAGGCGGGTGACTATCATGTGACTTGGACGATGATCAACTATAAAGCGACACCTGAAAAGGTGGTTCCCGCTAAACCCGCACGAACAATCCGTGCATCTAAATTACGAATCAGGGAGGTCGGCAATGGATGACTTGCAATACTTGTACGAAACTGTCATTAGACAGGAAGAGTTTGAACGTGATAAAAAAGATGATGAGATGTTCTTACAAATCATTTCACGTCGAATCATTGATAAACGTAGACGTAACCAATTAATATTAACCTACTTTGGAGATAATTATGACAGAGAAAATTTCGGTGACTGCTAAGTCATTTGTAGATGCACAAAAAGAGTTTGCACCCGCACTCAAGACATCAACCAATCCACACTTTAGATCAAAGTATGTCGATCTATCAGGGTGTGTGGAAGCGGTGTTGGATGCCCTCAACAATCATGGGTTTGCTTTAATACAAAAGACTCATGACTGTGAGAATGGTGTGAAAGTTGAAACCATCTTTATGCATGAAAGTGGTGAGCAAATCAGTGGTGGAACGATTCATGTCCCGGCTGACAAACAGAATGCACAAGGTTATGGGTCAGCATTAACCTATGCAAGACGTTACAGTTTGATGGCAGCGTGTGGTATTGCGCCTGAAGATGATGATGGTAACGCAGCATCGAGTCGATCCATTGCAGACAAACTACCACAAAAGGCACCTGAAATAAAAAAGTCCTAAGCCTCAATCTACCTGGCAAGGATCCGATTGAGGTGAAAGATAAGGATGCTATGAAGAAGACCATGATTGAGATGTCACACAAGATTGGTAACAGTCAACTGACACCTGAAGTCAAAGGTCAAAAGTTAACAGAATTTTTTGATGTCAATAAAACGGCACTGAGTATTCTAGGTCCGGATACATTTCTTGCCATTAAGAATGAAATCAGTGACATCTTAAGACGTATTAGTAGGGAAGTATCATGAACGTAGACGCAGACCCACTATACGAAAGGATGTTTGATCGCAGTTTTGCAGATGATGATTGGCGCGGAAGATTATTGCTTGGCATTTTAGAGAATGCCTTGCATGACTTTTTAGGTTATCGATCACCGAAGTTGTTAGTCGATCAAGCGGCACACTTTATCTATGATGACAATGTGATGTTTGAATTATGCATGGATGTACTCGGCATGGATAAAGATACATTTAGGGAGCGTATTGCTCAGATGAAGATGAAAAGCGAACGCTTAAGAAGAACGAGTGAAGGAAGTGGAGGTTCACGTGTCAAAAGTTGAGTGGTTTGTATTTGTAATCATTATGTTATTACTGATTACAGTGAAGACAGTCAAAGCTTGTGAGACTGTAACAATTCATAAGCCTGATGGAAGTATTCAAGTCTGTCAGGT